TCCTTGTATTACACCGTAAAGAAATGTATTAAAATCGGAAGAATCAACTAATGGTGTTGTTACGTCATTATATAGTAAACCACCAACTTTAGTTGTTGCATCTATTTTAAAAAGATTTAAAAAATCAATTTTTTTAACTTCGATTATTATACCTTTAGATTTAATGAAGCTAGGTAAACTAGGGTCAACACCACAACTTACAATTGATTTTAATTCAGTTTTAAGAGCTTTTTTAATTTCTCTTTCAATTTTTTCTAGCTGATGGGTTAATATATCTACAATAACATTAATTAAAGCTATATATCCAATTAAAGATTGTATTAAATCAGTTAAAAATGTGATAGTGTCACCTTTATTATTAATCGAAGGGAAAGATGAATTTTTGTACATCTTTGGCATTCCTTCGGTTAATGTTCTAGCGGCTGCTATTTCACCAAAAACTTTTTGTTTTTTTTCTAATAATGACATAGTTATTCGTTTTCATCACCTAAAAAATTATTTTTATTATCATTCTTTAACATCTCTCTGATTGATTTAAAATCAGATATTGATGCAGTTCCATGACTTCTTTCATTTATAGTAGTTTCAACATCTCCACGATTTTTAATTATATCACTTTGTAATTTAGCTAACTCTAATTTGATTCTGATTGCGGAGTCTTTTATTTTTAAAAGACCACCTTTTTCTTTAGCGATTTTAGTTAAATCATCAACATCTGCTGGTGTTGCACTAGCTGATAACTCATTTATTGTTTTTTGTGCGTCATTTATTTGTAAACACGCATCATTATACGTTTCTTGCATAAGACCAGATAATGAATCATCACTATTTGTTTTAATTACTTGTTTTTGTTTTCTTGGCATTTGGTTATAGTTTAAATTATATTGTTATTTAATATAAATAGATAATAAAATAATTTTATCACAATTTTCTACAACCCATGATGTTTTAACAATTCATAAAGTTCTTTATATCTTTTCATTGCTAATCTAATATCTTTTGTTGATAGGTTGGTATAATTTCTCATCGTCTCTAACACTGAATTTTTATTATATTTAGAACCACCATCCATAGATTCAAAAGCTGTTTCCCAATTCTCTAAAATTTCAATTAAAGCTAGACCCACTTTTTTTTCATTTTCGTTTAACCTTTTTTTAATAGGTAGTGTTTCATTGTTTAATTCTTCTTTAATACCATTAGATAATTTTTTGATAAATTCATCCATCAAAAAATTATCGTTATCGATAATATATGTTAAATCTTCACGTTCTTCAATAGTTTCAGACATCTCTTCGTATGAAGCCATTTGTTTTATGTTTTTTTCATCCTTGATTAATAAACCAAGAATATAATTTTTACTTATAGTCCCAAAATATGAATAAGCTTTTTTCCCTCTACCACTTTCAAACTTATGTACTTTTGTCATTAGAAAAGATACGGTGTCGCTATGCAACTCTTCAAAAGTTTCTCCTTTTCTGTACAATTTATACCTTCTAATTATGGATTCAATCATTTTATCGAGTGGTTCTTTCAACCACTCGTTAAAAATTAGGTTCCTTTCTATTTCGTTTGTTGATTCTAAAAAATTAATAACGGCTTCTTCTTCTTCTGGACCAAAATACATATCATTTTTTCTCTTGCGTCCTCGTTTAGTCACCATTCATTAATTTTCAATTTCGTATGTTATTTTTCTATCAGCTGGGAAGTAATATTCTTTTTTAGCTGTTGATAACCACCATCTAGCTTCTACTGGGTCTAAGGTTTCTTTATATGTTGAGAATAGAGAACCTGGTCTTTGGTTTAAGTGTTTATACCCAAATCTAGGAATAACAAATACCTTTGCATCTTTAAAAGTCATACGTAGTAAAAATTCATAGATAAAAGTTAATTTAATACTAGGTTTAAAACCACCAAAATCATCATAAACTGATTTTCTAATCACCATTCCATCGATATTAAAGTTTTGATAAGTTAACAATGCATTATTATCTAAAACACCTAATTCATCTGAAAAACTTTGAGCCCATACTGCTTCATTTGTAAATCCAATAAATTGACCACCATTATCAACATCAATGATAATTGGCATGAAGATATCAACATTTGAGTGTTTTTCTCTATGTTCAATAACATTTTTGAACCAAATTTTAGCGTATTCATCATCCAATTCCAAGATTGAAAACCATTCGGTTTTACAAACTGAAACCCCGTAATTAACTTGTGATGCGAAATCAGTTTCCCCATCATTTTCAACAATTCTAACTGAATTTTTATAATCACCGTAATCAACTTTTTTAACGGTTTTAACAACATCGCTACCTTTTGGTACAACAATAATTAATTCGTCTGGTCTGATTGTTTGGTCTATAACGCTTTGTACTGCGTTTGTAAATAAAACTTTTGTTTCTTCATTCAATTCGTGCACAGGTAGTACAACACTAATATTATTTGTATTTTTCATATTTATAGTTTTTATTAAGCGTTAGTTGTGGTTAATTCTTTTTCAGTGTTCACCAATGTTTCTAAAGTTATTTTTAATTCAGAGATTCTATTTTCATGTAATGTTGTGTAAACTTTACTAGCTATAGATACTTGTTTTTCTGACGTATAAGAACCTTTTGTTTCATTAATACTTTCAGTTAAATCAGATGGGATTGAATCTTCTAACCAAACTTTTAAATAAGTTGCGATTAATTCTGGGATATTAAGTGTTGTATTTGTCCAAATACCGTTTTGTTTAATAGAAATATTACCTTCTTCGTCAACATTTTCCATCCATTCTGGAATCATATTTGGTATTTTACCAATTACTGGTGTATTACATTCAATAGCTTCTAATGGGAAAGTACCAAAACCAGATTGTTCATCAACCCAAACAGCTAAACATGATTTACCTAATTCTGTAGCGAATTCTTCTCTAGATAAACCTCTTAATTCTTTAAATGTAATCCATTTATAAATTGGGTATTGAAGATAAAACGATTTAGCGATTTTAGCAGCATCCCCTTGATTTCTAGTTAAAATACTTACAACTGGAATTTTTGGTTTATCACTATCTTTAAAATAAGATGGTATAGATACTGGTATAACATGTGTTTTGATTGACGGGAACATTGTTTTTAAGTAATTTGATTGTCTCTCAGTTGTTGTGATTACATCGGTAAATCCGTAATCAACATTCCATCTTTTACCAATTGGTAATAATTCTAGTAAATAATCATAACTTTGAGAGAAAACAACTTTTTTACATGGGAAACCTTTTACTTGGTCCATTATATTAGCGAATATTTCTGGTATGATAATAAAATCAGCTGGACTAACATTTAATTGCTGACCTTCAATTGATGAATGTGGTAATAAAGCGTATTCCTCACCTAACCAATCAGCGATACCATCACCTTCTTGGTCACCTCTTAATTTGTAATCATTTTTTTCATGTAATATACTCGCTCTATATCCTAAATCATTTAAAATTTTAACATGTTCGTAAATATTAGCAATACCAGCCGTTGGGTTACCTTTAGTATCTAAGGTAAAAAAGTATAAATTAAAATCTTTAGATTCTAATTTAGCTAGAACCTCTTTTACTTGTTTGATTTGTTCTACTACTTGATTTTTTTGTTCTTCCATTTTTATTTTATTTTATTTTATATTATTCTTGTTCTTTTAATATACCATAATGATATAATGTATTGAATGCTATTTTATATGATAATGATGTTTTTTCTAAAGCTCTCTCAGCACCTAAAGTTGCGTCATCAGCTTCTTCCATATCATCCATTAATATTTCCAACATTAGTCTAACCATTTCGTATTTGGCTCCATCGATTTCTCTACCTCTTTCTTTACTAACTTCAGTAATATCTGTATGTACAACATTATTATCTGAGTCAACATGAATTTTTTCTTCACGTTCAATTATTTTATCTGTTGGTTTGACTCCAACTGGTAAAATTGTTTTTTCTAATGCATCTAAGTCAATATAATAGATGCTTCCACCGAATTCAATCATATTAGTCAATTTCTTCGTAAGTTGTTATTTTTGTATTTAATATTTTATTTCTAAGTTCTTCATCATTAATGAAATCTAATATTGAATCAATTTCATAATCTGAATGTGTGTTTACATTGTAAGTTGTTTTAACTTTAACACTAATTTTACCAGATGGTTTTGATTCTAGTGCTTGTGGGTTAGCTGTAATTAGTATATCAGCACCATCCCATTCACTAGCGTAATCCTTAACGAACCTTACTTTATCTGCTCTACAACCAGTCTTAGATAAAAAGAAATACGTTGATGGTATACTTTTATCAACTTCACGACTAACAAGTTCAATTTCGTGTTCTTCATCATCTTTAATATCCATTAAAAAAGTATTAAAATGATTCATTAAACCGTCTGACATTTGGTCAGCATGGCCAAATATCTCTAGTGGTGCTTCTAAATAAAGAAACGTATTGAATTTGTTGATATCTTCAAATTTAAAAAACTCAATTAGATTAAAGTTTGTGATATCATGTTCTGTTACGCCACTTTCACCCATGTATTTGTCGTAAGTGTAAGCTAGTTGACTAACATAATCCCTAAGTACTTCATTTAAGGAAATCGAAATTTTAGCCATAATTTAATTATTATATTTTTATGTTATATTTTAT